AAAACCAAGCTATGCTAAAAAAATGGTTTGTGCTAGAAATAAAGCAATGAAAATATTAGGTGATGCCAAAAAGTAAAATAAAAGGAGGAGGTACTAAAAAAGTTTGTTTGCCAGCAGCTAAAGTAAGATCTATGAGTAAGTCTGAAAGACAGTCTGTTGTTAGAGCAAAGCGTAAAGCAGCTGCTTCTGGTAAATATAAAAGATCTAGTAAATCAAATGTAAAAGGAGCCCGTAAAAAAGGTGCAACACTTAGAGATTGGTTTGAAAAAGAAAACTGGATAAACGTTGCTACAGGTAGACCATGTGGCGAGTCAAGTAAAAAAAGTCCTGTTAAAAAATTAAGAAAAACTACTAAAGGAAAAGGTAGACATTTTTTATCTGTAAAAGAAGGCGGAGGAATGACAGAAGCTGGTAGAAAAGCATATAAAAAAGAAAATCCTGGAAGTAAATTATCTGCGCCTGTGACTGGAAAAGTTAAACCTGGTAGTAAAGCTGCTAAACGTAGAAAATCCTTTTGCGCTAGATCAAAAAGCTGGACTAGTGAAAGAGGTAAAGCAGCTAGACGTAGATGGAAATGTTAAGATATGGCTTTTAAATTAAAACCACCTATACCTTGGTATAATACTGAGGTTATGAATACTCAAATACATTACGTACCTGAAGAGAAAGGCGTGTTAGGTAGAGCTAACATGAATGGAACTATAACTATAAACAATAAAGTAAAGAATTTAAATCAAATAAGTAAAATTATAAAACATGAGATGGTTCATATCAAACAAATGAAAAGTGGTAGACTAGCTTATGACGATAACAATATTTACCATCGTAAAAGTGGTAAAGGTAAATGGAAAGTTAAAAAAAGAAGTAACAAAGTAGACGGTTCTCCATCATCTTGGTGGGAGAAAGAAGCTTATAATAAAAAATAAATTATGCCAAATAAAAATAAAAAAGCAATGCCTCAAATGAGATCTTCTATGGAGATGAGATCTGCTATGGAAATGAGGTCACCTATGGACATGAGATCACCTATGGATATGAGAAATCCAATGGAAATGAGAACTCCAATGGAAATGAGGTCAGCTATGGAAATGAACTCACCAGTAAAGTTTAATGATGGTTTAAGAAAAGCGTCTAAAGATGGGAAGTTAGATAATAATCCAAAATTTAAAGCAGCTGTAGATTCTTCAATGCAAATGCAAGGTTCTCCAAATCAAATGGGTCATTCACCGAATAAAATGAAAATGTCTCCAAATCAAATGGGACACTCTCCAAATAAAATGGGTGGTTCTCCATATAAAATGTATGGACAAGATATATCACCTAACACTATGCGAGGTGGAAGTCCTTTAGCTAAATATGGTGGAACTTGCAAATGAGTAAAAAGAAATTTAAAGAAACTAAAATAGGGGCTTTTCTAAAAAACAAAGCCCCTAAAATACTTGAAACTATTGGAGATGTATTACCTGACAAAGGTGGTCTTGGAATAGTAAAAAATCTTATATCAAGTGATTCTAGTATTGGGCCTGAAGATAAAGAAATGGCTTTAAAAATATTAGAACAAGAAGTAGCTGAAATGGATAACATTTCAAGAAGGTGGGAAAGCGATATGAAAAGTGACTCATGGCTTAGTAAAAATACAAGACCTATGACACTTATTTTTCTAACTTTATCAATGACAATATTTATAGTACTAGATTCAACAGTGCTATTAGAAATTAAACAAGGTTGGGTTTCATTATTAGAAGCTTTACTTATAACAGTTTATGTAGCATACTTTGGATCTAGAGGTGCTGAAAAAATTACAAAAATCAAAAAATAAAAAAATGAAAGGTGTACAAGGAAATCAGGCCGCTCAAGTAAGAATGTTTGCACACGACGCAATACCAGTGGCTATTGGCGCAATAAATCCAGATAATGGTATAACAATAGATTCTGGTGGTTATGGTTACGCTGTTGGAAACGAAATAACTTTAAATACACCATCTAGTGGTGCTGCTGCTAAATTGAAAGTAACTTCAGTTGGCAAACAAGATATTATAAATGTTCAAGCACAAAGTGGTCAACAGTTTTATTTAAATGGAAGACAGCTTGGAACTGATAAATTAGTTTTATTAAGAGGTAAGACTTACACTTTTTATCAAAAAGCATCTTCAAACAATACTCATATTTTAGAGTTTAGTTCAACAAATCCTAATACTTCTATCACTTCTTATACGACAGGCGTAGACCCAACTGGAACACCAGGCACAACTGGAGTGGTAACATTTACAGTCGCTTCTAATGCTCCTGATGATTTGTGGTATTACTGCACTGCTCACGCCAACATGCAAGGACAAATTGAAATAAAAGATAGCGGTGATGATTTTTTTGATACTTATCCAAATAATACAGCTGTTAAAAGTTTTGAAATAATAAGACAAACAACAGGCACAGCTACTACAAAAGCCAATCCTTTTGGTAAAGCTTACACTGTAGGGCTTAAAGTTCAACCAGCAACTGAAACTTACTCATCACCTGATGCTTTTATAGGTAATGTATCTAATATAGATTTACCTAGCACAACAGAGAGAGGCGCTTGTTTATATATAGCTGAAAAATTATCTACATTAAAATTAAAAACAGAAAGTAATTTTGAAGTAACTTTTAAGAATGTTCCATCTGGAACTTTTATGCCTGTGTTAGTTAAAGAAATAATACAAGGTGTTGAAGATGACGGCGGTGCCGATATAGGTGACAACGACGTAATAGCGCTTTACTAAAATGAGTTATATAGGCATAGGATCGCCAATACCAACGCTTAAAAATTTAAGAGAAACTATAGTTACTTTAAATTATCCTTTTTCTAGTGCTTGTGAACAAGATGGAGATGTTACTCCTAATGTTAAAAGTCCTGCAGGTGGATCATTTAGTGTATCTCCTCCAACTGGCTTATCAATAGATGGTCGTGGTGTGATAACACCTGGCACTTCTACAGTAGGTGAATATGTTATTTCATATACTGCAAGTGGTTCGTCTGCTAGTTTTACTTTTGAAATAGTAGCAGATAAAGCATCTGGTTTTAATTATGGAGGTAGCATTTTACAACAATCTGGCTATGCTACACCAACTTTTGATTCAGGTGTTATAACTGGAGGTACCTTCACATACAGTAGCTCTAATAGTGGAAATTTATCTATAACTCAAAACTCAAATAGCCCTGAGAATGGTAAAATAAATTTATCTAACTCAGATATAGATACGTATAGTATTTCTTACGCTAGCCCAGGTCCTTGTTCTACTACAACAACTATATCTTTAGAAATAGTTTCTGCGTATGCTTCAACTTCCTCGTTTTATTTTGATGGAGTAAATGATTATTTTCAAACTGGATTGAATTTAGCACATACAGTGGTTCCTAACTTAACTTTAAGTTGTTGGATTAAAATGAATAATTCTGATTTAACTAACCATACAAGTTATTCTCCAGTTGGAGTCTTCACCAACTACTTTGGTAATGGCAGTCCTATGAATATTCATAGAAATGCATCTACTGCTCGTTTATCTGTTCAAGGTCAAGGAGGTGTTGGAGGAATTACGTATGGTACAACTGATTTAGGAGATAACAATTGGCATAATATTATTGCAACTTATGCGTATGATTCAGCAGGAACTGTTGTAAACATTTATGTTGATGGAAATTCTACACCTGAAATATCAAATAAACTTTTAAATAGCTACGCTCCTTTAACAGGTAAATTATATATAGGAGCAGTAAATCCTGGATTCAGGCATTTTCTTGGTAATGTAGATGAGGTTTCAGCTTGGAATACAATTCTTAGCACTGACGCAATTACAGAAATAGCTTCAGGACCTAACGATCTAACAACTTTAACACACGCGAATTCAAGCAATCTTTTAGCTTGGTATAAAATGGGAGAATAATTATATGGCAACTAAATGGATATCACCAACGTGGCGAATGCCTGAAAATAGCAATCAGAGTAAGTTAGATAACTATAGTTTAGATTTTAGAATAAACGTTCCAGATAAAATATCATTAGCTAATACCATGACGTTGAGTTATGAAACTGGTTTTAGTTTTTCTTTTTGGGTTAAATTTAACACTAGTGTTCAATCTGGTTTTTTTTCTAATAGTTTATCCAGAGGTCTTTACTACAGAACAAACTCGGGTTCTAATTCTTTCGCTTGGTATAATAATGGAAATTATATTTTTAGTTCCCCAACGGCTTTTCAATCTGACACTTGGTACCATATTGTTTTTATTAATGATAATGGTAGTTTAAAATTTTATGCTAATACAGAAGCTGCAACAAATAACGGTTCAATGACAAGTAGCGATGATTATGATTTTGAAAATATTTCAGGCGCAACTGGCAGTGCCGGTATTACATATTTAGATGGTTCAATGTCACAATTTTGCATATTCGACTACGCGCTTACAGATGGAACAGGAGGAACAGTAAATCAAATAGGTTATTTATACAACAATAATGATCCGGTTAATCCAACAGTAGCAAACCCGCAAAATCCAATGGCTATTGCAGGTCCAGCACCTGTAGCTTATTATGATTTAGGTGGGTCAAGTACTGGTGACGCTTCAGCATCGCCAAACACTCTAACTGTACCAAACTCTTCAGTGCCAAGTGCAACTGTTTTTAATTTTGACGGGCCAAATGCCTTGGGGTTTAGAGATTACATAGATTTAAGTCCGATCTATGATGGTTCAATCGATTTAGGTGTGACATCTACTATTTCTATGTGGGTTAATTTAACTGGAAATAATCTAGCAAGTGGATATGCTTTACTAGGTGAAAGTTCTAACACTGGTGCTTATACTTTGTTTATGGACTCAGGATCTATATATTTTAGAGTAAACGCTAGTCTTGCTATTTGGAGTGCTTCAAGTAAAATAACTCTAGGAAATTGGCATAATATATTAATAACTCGTAATAGTTCTAATGAACCAGAATTATTTATTGACGGTCAAAGTGAAGGAGTTGACCAGCAATGGACTGGTGGTGATCCTGGCACAAGTTCTACAAAATTCGACAAGATTGGAGTTAGATATTCTTCATCAAATCCAGTAGACGGGCAAATTTCAAATGTTCAAGCATTTAATACAGCTTTACCTGCAACAGGTTCTAATTCAGTAGAAACAATTTATAATAATGGAACTCCACTTACCTCAATGAGTGGCTTTACTTCTTTAAAAGCTTGGTGGAGAATGAATATTGATACTAGTACTTGGAATGGTAATGAATGGTTAATTGGAAATAGTATTTCAACTTATAACAAAAGCTTTAGTCTATCAACTAATGGTAATTATTTAAATTTTGGGAATACATTTTTTGATAACTATATACAAACAGGAGAAGACTATCCTGTTGGAACAATATCTTTTTGGGTAAAATCAAGATCTACACTAACAGGTTACGTTTACATAAGAGCTATTCAATTAGCAGGTAATTTTTCTTGGGATATTAAATTTTTCAAGGATAATGTTATTGGTTTTGTGACTGGATCTGGTAATAATTATAGAGCATGGAATTTACATACATCAATAACAGATAATGGTTGGCACCATTATGCTTTAGTAATTCCAAGTGGTACTGATAAAACTTTATCTAAAATGTATATGGATAGTAAAGAGTTATCTGTAAACTATGCAGGTCCAGCAGTTGCTTCAGGTACATATAGTATGAGTTGGCTTAGAGCAGGTGACAGTAAATGGCTTGATTATAGTAATATACAATTTTATAATACTGCATTTTCCAATTCTGATATTTCAACACTTTATAATGGAGGTGTTCCTTTAGCTGAAGCTTCTTTAAAACCATCTAATTTAAAAGGATGGTGGAAAATGGATGATACCGCAACTTTTTCAACAAATTGGAATATACCTGATGCTTCAGGTAATAATAATCCTGGAGTAAGTGGAGGTACTCCTTCAAGCACAGCTCCAACTGAATCTAGTAGGGTAGATGGGTTAGTAAGTGTAGCGGCTAAAAGCTCAGGTATGGATACATCAAATTTAGTTAACTCTAACTTAGAAAGAAGTATTCCGTATAGTAGTTATAGCATGGATTTTGATGGACTATATGATTACATAAATGTTGATAACGCTAATACAATAGGGAGAACGCAAAAAATTAGTTATTCACTATGGGTTAAATTAGACTCAAACACGAGACAGTACTTTGTTGGTAATTGGGCTTCTTCAAATAATGGTTCTGGAATATCTATTGAAGCTTCTGGAAAACTAGTTTTTCAAATAGCTGATGGACCTGGTTCTTCAAATAACGGTAATGATAGCTGGACCTACTCAATAGTTTCATCTGCAGATTTCAACACTTACGCACCAGCTGGACAATGGAATCACATAGTTGGTTCTTATGATGGTACGGATGCTAAAATATACATTAATGGAACTCTAAGAAACACTTGGACTCCAACGCAGCCTTATACAATAACATATCCAAACCCATTTAGAATAGCTTGGAGAGGCGCAGGCACAGGTCCAGTTGGTTACTTAACTAATGGTAAACTATCAAATATTTCATTATATGATTATGGTTTAACTGATAATCAAGTTTTACAAATATATAATGGTGGTGTTCCAAACGATATTTCAAATTTATCACCAGTTGCTTGGTGGAGTTTTTCAGGTGATAGTTACTATAATGGAGCAAATTGGATTATTCCAGATTTAAGTGGTAATTCTAACAACGGAACTAGCAACAATATGGGTGGTACTGAACTAGTAGGTGATGGTCCAGGTAGTGAAGCAAATGGAGTAGGTGCAAGTATGAATATACCTTTAAATTTAAAAAGTAACGCACCTAACTCTAGCTCAAATGCTTTTTCAGTAAATATGAGCTTTGAAAATAAAACAAATGACACACCGTAGAATATTAAAAAATATATTAAACAAGTAAATATATAAATAATAATAATATAAAAAATGGCAACAACTTATGCAGTAATAAACTTAACTGACACTAATGCAATATTATTTAGTCAAGTTAATCAGTCTTCTGCGCAAACAATGCGTAGAAACGTAGCTAATACTCAAGGTTTACTGTCTTATCAAGTTGAACCTAGTTTTGTTACTAATGGTTCACTAGTTCCAATAGAGACTTTGAATCATGAACAAGCTTTAGCTTTAATGGCAACTCCAGAGTGGTCGCCACCAGAGCCTGAGTAAATAAAAGTTAAATTAAATTAAATTAAATGGAAAACAAGATTAAAAAAGAACAGCTAGAAAAAATAAATAAACATCAAGAAGCTGTTAATAGTATATTACATCAATTAGGTTATTTAGAAAGTCAAAAACATGGACTTCTTCATGAGCTAGGTGGTGTTAATGAAGAAATAGAAAAATTTAAAAACGAACTTGAAAAAGAGTACGGCGCTATAAATATAAATGTAGAAGACGGTACTTACACAGTAATAGAAAAAGAAGATGAATAATGTAATTAGAAAAATTAGTATTGGCTCTGATTACAAAAATGACGCAATGCACTATTCTGTAGGTCAAGAAGTTTACGGTGGTCATACTATATGTGACATATTAAACAATGAAAAAAGCGGAGAATATTCTATTTATATAAAAAAAAATAACGAAGTTCTTCCATGGAAAAGATTTAACTCAAATATGGCTATAGCTGTAGAGTATGATTTAAAATACTAATGAAAAGTCTTTACAAGTTTATTATTAAACCTTACGACAAAAGGTATAATAATATTAAAAAAATAAATGATAAAGAACTTATTATAAATACTAGTATTGAAGATCACAAGTTTGTAAGTAAAAAAGCAATTGTTGTATCTACTCCAGCTGCTTTTGACACAAACATTAATATTGGAGATGTGGTTTATGTACATCATAATGTTTTTAGAAGATATTATGATATGAAAGGCAAAGAAAAAAACTCATCTACTTTTTTTAAAGATGAATTATATTTTTGTAGCTCAGATCAAATTTATATGTATAATTTAAAACCACATTTAGATTATTGTTTTGTAAAGCCAATATTAAATAAATCACATCTAAGCAACAGTAAAGAGCAGGAGCATTTTGGTATACTAAAATACTCTAATAAGTCCTTAGAAGCCGTAGGATTAACATCTGGAGATCTTGTTGTTTTTACACCATATTCTGAATTTGAATTTATTATAGAAGGCGAACGCCTTTATTGTATGAAATCTAATGATATAGCTATAACTCATGAATACGAAGGAGACGAAAAAGAAAATAATCCAAGCTGGGCGAAAAGCAGTTGATGAGTTAATAAAAGTAGCAAAAGAACCTATTGTTGATACAGGCGAAGATGTTACAGCAGATAGACTTAAAAATGCAGCAGCTACAAAAAAGTTAGCTATATTTGATGCTTTTGAAATACTAACTCGCATTCAAGAAGAAGAAGATATATTAAATAACGTTACTGTTAAAAAACAAGAAAGATCTTTTAGAGGCTTCGCCGAAGGGAGGAGCAAGTGAAATATAATCAAACTTTATATAAAGAACTAGAAGAAGTTGTAAACGAAAAGCTTTTAAAAAAAGAAAACAAAAATAAAAAGTGGAAATATGGTTACAACGAAGACTACGATTTTATAGTAATTAGCAAAACAGGTAAGATTGGACAGATCATTGAAATACAAAATCTCAGAATTGCTTTACCGGCAATCGATAAACCGTTTAAACGAAGCGAAAGAAAAGCTGAACAATACTGGGAAAAACAAGAGTATCCGAGTGATTTAAGTAAAATTAAAAGTAGATTTGATTGGGATGAATACCCAAGTGAGTTTAAAGAAAAATGGTACGATTATATAGATGAAGAATTTAAACGTAGATCAGACGGTTACTGGTTTTTTAATAACGGTAAGCCTACTTATATCACTGGTTCTCATTACATGTATTTGCAATGGTCAAAGATCGACGTCGGAGCTCCCGATTATAGAGAGTCAAACAGACTCTTCTTCATATTTTGGGAAGCATGCAAGGCAGATGATAGATGCTATGGAATGTGCTATCTTAAAAACAGACGGAGTGGATTTTCTTTTATGTCCTCAGCTGAGCTCGTTAACCAAGCTACAATATCTAGTGATGCAAGATTCGGTATCCTTTCGAAGTCTGGAGCAGATGCTAAGAAAATGTTTACAGATAAAGTTGTACCAATATCCGTTAACTATCCGTTTTTCTTCAAACCAATCCAAGACGGTATGGACCGTCCAAAGACCGAACTGGCATATAGAGTGCCCGCTTCAAAGCTTACTAGGCGTAAACTAGAAACAAACGAACAATTAAAAGAATTACAAGGTCTTGATACAACTATAGACTGGAAAAATACGGGGGACAACTCTTACGATGGTGAGAAATTAAAATTATTAGCACACGACGAATCAGGAAAATGGGAACGACCAGACAATATATTAAACAACTGGAGGGTTACAAAAACTACATTAAGACTAGGAAGACGTATAGTAGGCAAGTGTATGATGGGCTCAACTTCAAACGCTTTAGATAAAGGTGGAAACAACTTCAAAAAATTATACTACGATTCAAACGTTACAAAAAGAAATAAAAACGGACAAACAGCTACTGGCCTCTATTCTTTTTTCATCCCTATGGAGTGGAACTACGAAGGATTCATGGATACTTTTGGACTGCCTGTATTCACTACGCCGGAAAATAAAAAAATCGGAAGAGATGGTTTTGAAATTAAAGTCGGAGTAATAGAGCATTGGGAAAATGAAGTAGAAGGATTAAAGCACGATCAAGATAGTTTAAACGAATACTATAGACAGTTTCCAAGAACAGAGCAACACGCTTTTAGAGACGAAGCTAAAGATAGTTTATTTAATTTAACTAGAATATACGAGCAAATAGATTATAATGAAGAAATAAATAATCTATCTTCTGTTACTAAAGGTAGTTTTATGTGGGAAAATGGCATGAAAGACACTAAAGTTAAGTTTGTACCTAATAACAATGGTAGATTTTTAATATCTTGGGTGCCACCTAAAAATCTTCAAAATAGAGTGATTATAAGAAATGGTGTTAAATACCCTGGAAACGAACACATTGGATCATTTGGCTGTGACTCTTATGACATTAGCGGTACTGTGGATGGTAAAGGGTCTAATGGATCTCTTCATGGGCTTACTAAATTTTCAATGGAAGACGCACCGCCAAATCATTTCTTTTTAGAATATATAGCTAGACCACAGACGGCTGAAATATTTTTTGAAGATGTGCTAATGGCTTTAATTTTTTATGGCATGCCAATACTGGCTGAGAATAATAAACCTAGATTATTATATCATTTAAAAAGAAGAGGTTATAGAGGTTTCAGTATGAATAGACCAGATAAAGTTTGGAATAAACTATCTACAACTGAAAAAGAAATAGGTGGTATACCTAACTCAAGTGAAGACATTAAACAAGCACATGCATCAGCTATAGAGTCGTATATAGAAAATTATGTAGGAAAAGTAGAAGAAGGATATGGTGATATGTATTTTCAAAAAACTTTAGAAGATTGGAGTAGATTTAATATAAATAATAGAACTAAATATGATGCTACTATAAGCTCTGGTTTAGCAATAATGGCTTGTAACAAAAATAGATATAGACCAAATCCAGAAAGAAAATATCAACCTATAAAATTAGGTATAAAAAGATATGACAACGATGGAATAATTTCAAAAATAATAAAATAAATAGATGCAAATTTCTTATAACAGTAATAGTTCTTTTCCAGATCAGGTAGTACCAGATGCAGAGAAATCAACTTTAGAATATGGTCTTGCTGTAGGTAGAGCTATTGAAGGTGAATGGTTTAGAAATTATAGATATGGAACTAACTCTCCTGGCTATGCTGTTAATTTTAACAACTATAATTTATTAAGATTATATGCTAGAGGTGAACAGCCTGTTCAAAAATACAAAGATGAATTAGCTATTAATGGTGATTTATCTTATTTAAATTTAGACTGGAAACCAGTACCTGTTGTATCTAAGTTTGTAGACATAGTTGTTAATGGTATATCTCAAAGAAGTTATGATATAAATGCTTATGCTCAAGATCCTGTTTGTTCAAAAATAAGAACTGACTATGCTAAAGATTTATTGGTTGATATAAATGCAAAAGAGTTTCTAGAAGATGCTAAAAAACTTCTTGGCGTTGATGCTTTTTCTATGGATCCAGATAACGCTCCTAGAGATAAAGAAGAACTAGAAGTTCATTTGCAAATGGATTTTAAACAGTCAGTTGAAGTAGCTGAAGAAGAAGTTATAAATCAGATATTAGATAAAAATAAATATGAGTTAATTAGACAAAGAATAAATCATGACCTAACTGTTTTAGGTATTGGCTGCGTTAAAACCGACTGGAACAAATCAGAAGGCGTAGTAGTTGATTATGTAGATCCAGCTAGCTTAGTTTATTCTTACACTGAAGATCCTAATTTTCAAGATTTATATTATGTAGGTGAAGTTAAGTCTGTTTATCTATCTGACATTAAAAAACAATATCCTCATTTAACTAAAGAAGAGTTAGAAACTATACAAGAATATCCTGGTAACTCTGAATATTTAAGAAGTTATAGCGGTAGACAAGACGATCAGACTGTACAAGTTTTATATTTTGAATATAAAAGTTTCTCTGATCAAGTGTTTAAAATAAAAAACACAGATCAAGGTTTAGAGAAAGCATTACAAAAATCAGATACATTTAATCCACCTGAATCAGACTCATTTAAAAAAGTATCTAGAACTATAGAAACTCTTTACTCTGGAGCTAAAATACTAGGTCACCCAATGATGTTAGACTGGAGGCTATGTGAAAATATGA